CCGTTACAGTAGAAGCCAAATGATTAAGGACTTGTTGGTTTTGCACTTGTTGATTTTGTGCTACCGCCCTCTCATTTTGTTCGCGTAAAGCTGCGGCCTCTGCTCTGGATTGAGACAATTCCCTGCCCGTTTGCTCATCCATATACCCGTCATCAACTTTGTTCTGAATATCGTCAGGCAGTATTTCACCAGTTACTTGCCGCAAACTGCTTATATACGGAGTTAGCGCATCTAACGCTTTCTTTGGGTCATTTTTCATCAATGCCATGATCTGCAAGCCCATCGAGGCTTCCTCGGCATTTATGTTATTAGACGCCAAATAAGTTGTTATCTGCTGATACTGGCGGTGCCCTTCTTTATATTCGTTCTTCTCTTGATTGACTTGTTGGAATCGCTTGTACGGAACCGGCCCCTTGTCTGAATTTTCCTCGTCAGCTTCGTCAGAAGATGTTTCTAAAGAAAATTCTTCGTCGAGGTCGTCGTCGTCATCCTCTATTGCCTCATCGGATTGCGAATCCGTATCCTCAGTTTCATTCTCGTCTATTGCGCTTTGGACAACAGACAACAAATCTTCTTCGGTTTCCGCTTCTGCGCTAGACGGTTGCGCCTCTTGCTCTGCTTCCAGATCAAGTTCGTCTTGGTTTGAGCCATCGGACGTATTTAGCTCATTTGGTTCATCAACCATATTTTCGTCCTTCCTTTCTACATTCTAGCGTTGTTGATCGTAAATTTCAACAAAACGCTATTGATTATTGCCCATCGGTGGGAGTGATCCACTTGTACCGGCGTTTAACATAGGCGCATTGGCTGCACCTCCTTGTGGCGGCCCAGCTAATGCTGGATCGCCAGTACCCTCGCCTTGCGTCTGGTTCATAGCCACAATAGACGGAATTTTATCAACAATAGCTTGTGTAATGTCGAGTTTGTCATCAAGACGCTTCAGCAATTCTTTTGCAAGCCAGCTTGGGTCGATACCAGGTATTTGCAGCAAGAACGGCATGATGCGCTCGATGTTCTGCAACTCAGCTGCACGGTTAGGTTTACCAGTAGACCCAGCCTCGATCTGCAAGAAAACTTCTTCCATAATCTGTTCGCGGGTCATTTCTGGCCATGTAGCACCAGGCCCGACAATCTTTCTAACCTCGTCCGTTGACATTTCTGACAGCATGACCTGTCCAGCTGCCCTAGCTATTTCTGACATAAAGCTGTCTAAATCATCAACATTTGCGCCCATACTGGACATTCTGCTTGATTCAGCAATGCTGGTTTCGGTAGCGGTTGCCTTAGATACGCTGCCAAAGTTTGCCTCTTGTGCGCCAACAACCAGCTGCACATCGTCGAATATGGTGCGAACCTCGTACAAATTAGGGTCAATGCCGATTTGCTGCACCGGCTGTATAACATCGTTTACCTTCTGGCCAGACGCCAGCGCTTGCAACTCGATAACAGCATTGGCTGGGTGTGTTGCCAGTTTTTCTTTGTCAGCATCCTCAAGCATACCAGCTGGCGCTGCATATTTAGGCCGATTTGCCCGTCTATGCTCACGCAGCCCTTGCCTAGCCCGATTGTACTCGTTCTGCATTGGCATTAATAATTTAATGTCTGACGGCGGATACAGCACATCTTTGTGTTCGACTTCGTTAAATACCAGCGGGAATATAGGGTAAAAAGCCTCTACATTTACATCTGGGGCCATTGGCTCACGCAAGAAGTCGTCGTAACCATCAGCAATGCAATACTGCAATCCGCTTTTACGGTGGTAATACTCATACACTAAGACCAACCCATCTCTAGCGGATTTGTTCACATCCAACTCATCGCGTGACGATCTGGTATAGTCGCCCTCACCATTTAGACGGCCTTTAATGTCGTATGATTGGAATTTGTCTTTAATGTCGATGCCGTAAATTTCTTCGACATCTTCTGGCGTCAGATACAATTCATGCGCAATCCAGTTAGCACCAATAAACCCGCGCAGCTGTCGGCACATTGGGTCAATAATAATGCTGTTAGATTCTGGAAAATCAAACACCAGACCTTCTCGCACAATCATCATTGGCTCATCAGTCAATGACTGCAATGACAAGATTAAATCTTCAATCTGTGGGTCATCTTCTTTTATTTCGCCTTTGGCTGCACCTGTTGCAATACGAGTGATGTAGTCAATCTGCGCCTGCACATCATGTATCTGTGCAGCCACCTCTGGCATCCTGTCCATTTCCCGCTGGAAGCCAATCTTTACAAAGCCTACACCGGTTGTTACCACACGCCGCACCAGCCCTTTCATTTGCGCCTTAAAGGACGGAGTTTGCTCATTCATAAAGTAGTCAAACAGCTGTTCTAATGTTTTTGCTACATTATCCAGCATTTTGCGGTGGTTTTGGCCGTTTGTATAATCGTTGATAATAGCCTGAGCCTCGAATGGTACGGGCAGCCCAGATTGCGCAGATGTCTGTGACGCCTGATAAGCCATCTGCAAGGTCATTTCATCACCATCCCAAACAGAATAATCCATGCGATCTCTGCGCGATGCTACTGCTCTTGGGTTTTTCGCATACAATGCAGCCGTGCGCTGCTGAACATGACGCTGTAATATGTTGGCTACATAGTTGCTGTCGCTCCACTCTCGATCGTCATAACCATTGAGCGCAGCGTCCATATCTTTGCTCATCTGCTTGTAGGCTTTTTCGTGAAACTTTTTTGCAGACTTAATGTTTGCAGAAATTTCAGAAACAAGGCGTTTTCTGCGCTCTGGCGCTTCTGGCTTTTCTTCTTCAACAACCGTTACGGCCATATAATTTTCGTTTTCCATCACCAGCCACCTGTCGTGTTGTGTATTCTGTCGTGCTTCTTGCGCATTTCAGAGTCCCATTTAACCCATGCAAAAGTTCCCACTTCTGGAATTTTTGTATTATTGACAGGCGCACCACCTGGGGATGACAGCCTGTCCAATCCCATTCCAACCCATGCTATTGTATCAACAAAATCGTCGTGACGGGAGTTAGGGAACTTTAATAATTCATCGACTGCTTTTTGCGTCCAGTGTGAGGTTTTTGGCAGCTTTACCTTTTTCATGGCCATGCGGCCCAAAATAGACTGCGCTCTTTGCACCTTATTCTGCACTGGCGTCACTTCCTCGATGCGGCAATAGGTTTTTTCTTCTGCCATGCGTTTGCGCAAAAATGGCCCAATAGCCTTACTGATGTGACCTTTTTCAGCCCACCAAATAAGTGGTTTGTGTTTTTGTATGAGGCTTAACATCGCCGTTACAACCTTGTCTGTCGGCTGCTTCTCCCACCAGCAATCAAGCAAATATATGTCGTCATTTTCATCGACGCCCACAACAAGCAGGCAAGTGGCGTCATTTCTTGTTTTATCCACGCCAACCGCATGATCTGATGCCGCATAAATGCGTAGGTCTTTTGGCAAATCTTTGCGGTCGTAGAAGCTAAGATTGGCTCTGTTAAACAGATCGCCATCCTCTGGTGTTGGCCGCTGCTGATAAAGAGCGGTAAAACCTCTGCTATCCAAACGCCGCTGGGCAGTCATAAAATCCATGTCAAAACGCTCCGGCCACAATAGTTCACCAACCTTGCGCCCTAGCGGGTCATCGTCCTCTGCTAATGCCGGTAGATTTATAATCTTCCACTTTGCAGCTTCTTCTTCTGTGTAGTGCGGATTTGTTGGGTCAGTAAGCCTGCCAATCAAATCATCTTCGTGCCATCTGGTCTGCACAATAACAATGCTGGCCGTAGCTGTCATAAGGCGGGTCATCAGCACTTGTGTAAACCATGTCCATAGCTGCTCTCTAAGCGTCGGTGAGCCAGCTTCGAGGCTGTCTTTGATGGGATCGTCAAGAATAACAAAGTCGCCGCCACGGCCTGTTATAGAGCCACCACGGCCAACAAATACCGACATACCGCCAGAGCCTGTCTGTATTCTGGACTTCGATGCGCCACCTTGGCGCAGCGTATGACGGGGAAACACATGCTTGTATTGAGGTGATGTCATAATCGCACGGCAATCTGCACCAAAATCCTTGGCAAAATCTTCGTTGTATGTAGCAAAAATGACGCTGCGATAAGGGTCTTTGCCTACCAACCAAGGGATAAATCGGCGTGATATAAGTTCTGATTTGCCGTGTCTTGGCGGCATACACACAATAAGACGCGGAATATGGCCTTTCTCTACCTTTTCTAGCACCTTTGCCAATGCTCGATGATGCTTTGCGTCCTTAAACAACGACAATTCCACGTTATCGTAGTCATCTGGGTCAGGCATTGTCAGTTTTGTAAATTTTAAGAAGTCGTCACGCGCCTCGATGGCAACCTTCTGCCTCTTTGCAGCCGATATGCGCTTATCTAGGTCATTAATTTGCTTTGCGGCGCCCATTAGACCGGAACCTCACTCTTTAAAAACTCAATGTTTTCCATTTCTATAGCAGTATCAGTTGTATGCTTATTTCTGCTTAACCAACCTTTGCCGAACGTGTCAAACGTGTCTAACTCGCGGTAAAAAGCCTCACGCTCTAGCCCCATAGCCGTAATAATGTCTTGCGGCTCCATCTTTTCGACCGCCACCAACGTCTTTGGCCCAATACCGCCATCAACAGTAGCGCCAACAACCCTTTGCAGTATCTTGCCTGCTCTGCCGCTGCCTGAGTTCACAGCAATATCGAACACTTGGAGGTCAACGCCGGTAGGCAAGTCCTCACATTTGCAGCGCATCCAGTAGTTTTCGTAGTAAATCGGCTTCACATCATCATATTTAAGACCGCGCATAGTCTCCTCATCTGCATCAGTCTTATAAAACTCGTCATATACCCGCTTGGTCAGGCCAAGATTGGTCATCCCGCCTGGGTCAGACGGATGATTTACATAGCCACCCTCTGACTTCAGCATGATTTTTAGACAATAGTCGAAATTGTTTGCCATTATTTTTTACTGTCCGTTTTCTTGGTCTTGTCGTAGCTTCTCATTCCAGATATTCCGAGCATCCCAAACATTAGAGGCATCATTACAGACATATCAGCCTGTGGTATATCGACGCCAAAACCCATTGCTACTGGCGAAACTAAGTAGTTGATGCCAAGGGATAGGCCGCATATCCATCCAATTAACGGTCGCCAGGATGACTGAAACCAGTTGCCTTGTGCGTCAGCTTTCAAAACCTCGATCTGCGCAAGTGCCAGTTCCTGCGCGTGTTTTTCTGACATTGTTGCCAGTTCATGCGCAATCCGTGCCTTTTCATCGGCATCAGGGATAAACTTATCGAGTAGCTTAGTAGCTGGGCCAATTAGCGCTTGGATCATCGTGACAAAACTCCTTTTGGCATCACCCTGCAAGTCCATCCCACGGGCTTGTACCCAGGCATATATTTATGCACCCTTTCAGCAAGCACCAATGCGTGACTTTGGCACGATTGCTCAGTGTCCTGCCAAGTCTGACTTTCTAGCTGCTTGCAGAAAGTGCCTGTCATGTTTGAAGTTCCGATTACACATGCCATTATCAGAGCCTGGTACATTATTTTGGCTTTCTCTCAGCGTAAGCGTTTGCCCCAAAATAAGCGGCGACCAAAGCAGAATTGGCAACAAAATAGGTGGGCGCAATGTCGGTAATCATCGTTGCCGCATTGTCATAGCCCAGCATGGCTGTAATCAATATGGCAGCTGGGTAATTAAGTGTTCCAAAAAGCGCAAACCAAGTCATCCACCGCATTGAGTCACGCCTCGCGTCTGCATCTTCTAACTCACGCCTTTTAAACTCCAAGGCCATGGTAATTTCGTCATCGCACAACGTATCATCGTTATTTGTGTCAAGATGCTGATATGCGCTGTCTTTTTGCAATTTCTTCTGGGTCATAGGTTAATTGGCTCCTCTCGACCCTCTGCCATTGCCACAAACAAAAAGGCAAACAGCGCTATCGTAATCGCAATGACCGCGCCAACGATCGCTGCATTTTTAAGCGCCTCGTTAAATTCCGCAGCCTTACGAGCCGCTTCACGCTTTTGCGCGGCGATCTGCTCCTTTTGTTTTTTAACAGCTTCTGCATGGTGGTTTAAAATTTCCTGCCATGTGGACGGCTGGTTTGCTGGCTTTGGCCACCTTAAATTAATTAATGTAGAAATCTGTTGCAGTTCAAATTCGAGGTCTTTGGCGGCCAATACAGCGTCGATCGAACTAGTCAGCTTAATATCCACCCCCACTGATGCTTGCTTGTTTCTTTCCTCGTTTATTTTTTGCCTTGCCGCGAAAATTGTAGACAGTTGATCGGAAAGTTGGCTGACACTTTCAACATCGTTGACACGTTCTTTAACGAATTTTATTGCACTTGACGCCGCCTGGACGGCCATCAGCGCGGTCGAGATCGGTTCCATTAGCTTCTCACAATCATGCTAATGAGCAGCACAATCGTCGTGCCAGCTGTACCGATCATTATATGCTCGATCCTCTTTATCCTGTTTATAGTTTCGACCCACCTCTCATCTGTCACGGCGATATGCTTTTCAAGCTCAACATGGATTGATTGCAAGGTTGGTTTAGCCATCAGCCAGCGATTTCCATGATTTCTATGTGACTGAAATTCACGTTTTCATGTAGTTCGTTGACTGCTATTGCATGTGGGCCAGAGGTGTCATAAGACCGAAATTGCACTTTGATGGTTTTTGATGCTGTGGAAGTATTTGTATAAAACCAACAGGGCGAAGTTGTTTGTCTCTCTGAGTTACTAAAAGATGAATTTTGTACGTCTACATCAAAGAACATATAGTGATTAGTTGGGTCGCCTAACGACACGTTATCAACTACACATCTAAAAGAACCTTCACCACTTATGTGAAACACTGCTGAAATTCTCAACACGCTATTGGAACTTTTTGGAGTATAGTTGATAGTTGCAGTGTCAGTAAAAGTTGCAGTTCCCTGTAGGTCGTTTTTGGTTGTGTAATAAGATTTTGCATGTCCAATTACAGACCCACTCGGGAGACTGCTTGATTGTAATCGTATTAATCCCATATCAGTCCCCCTTTATCCTAAAAAGTCCATCGTGAAGTGATCTAGTCTAACCGTCATATTGTTGTTATCGTACTCCCGTAGGTAGAGACTGATATCCTGACCAGCATTGCAATTTACTATACTACTTGCAGTTAGATTGTTGTGAGATACACCGCTAACGTATGGGAAAGCAAAATGATTAAACTGATTTTGTGTGTCTAAAACCCCATCTTTGTACAAAACAAAAGATACTGCTCGTCTAGCGGCAGAATTGTTTAATGAAATGGCAACGCTCCAGCGGTATGTGCCAGTCATCGGCACAGTGACTTCATTGTTTGCGAGAGTAAAACCACCGCTTTGTGCATAAGTATCGTCAAGTGTGAGTTTTACGAGTGTTCCAACGGAACCAAGACTAGCAGCGGCACCGCTATTATAAAAGTGACCATAAACAGGTGTGCCTAGTGACACACGCCCACTTGCATCAATCGACATCGCTGTGTTGGAGTTGGTGGGGTCTTTCAGGGTACTAACTTTAAGTATGCTTGTCATATCGCTATCCTATCCTATTAAGTACCCGCCAAAACCACTATAAGCTGGAAAATATGCGCCAAAATTTCCTTTAATAGTGACTGTCTGATTTGCGGTAAGTTGTATAACTTCACTGAAAGTTGATGACTGGTCTAGACTGGTAGATTCGCTGGCGTGCCAATAAAGAGAACCATCAAACGAACCGTCATCTATACTAATAAAAAAATCAGAAGTGGAAGTCGTGTTATTAATATAAAGACGACCAAAGAAATGATACAACCCATCAATAGGTGCCACAAATTCGTGGTCTGTAGTGTTGTAATAATTACCAATGTTGTAATCAACTGAAGTCAACAAACTAAGTTTTGTATTAGAGACAAAGTTTGTCCACGTTGTCGATGTTCCGTGAACACGAAACGCTGGTCTTGCAGGAGTAGTCACACGACCACTGCTGTCTATCTCAAGTGCCGTGGTGCCTGATGTTGAGTGACCGATCTGGTCTACGTTTAAAGTTGACATAATCAGTTACCCCCCTATTTCTGTTGCGCTGATAAATGAGATGCCACGCTCGTATGCGGTGCCATCAACATCTCCGACTGTTCTGTTGATAAACAAGGTGTCATTACCCTGTGTGACAACTCCACACTTGTATGTGATTTGAGATGTTGTTGATGGGCTGTCAAAATAATCATATCTTCCAACAAGGGGCGTAGACTGGTCATCTGGAGCATCGTATGTTCTCGTTAAAGAGCTTATTCCAACATTACGACTTCCAGCCGCTGAATGTGCAAGTTTGGTAGTATCTCTGAAGAAAAATAACGTGTTGTTATAACTGTTTCCGTCATCAGCTAATTCACCGAAAATATGTGCTTGAAGGTGAATTACACTTAAAGTGCTTGCTGGTGTAATGTTGACTGTCAAATCTGTTATTACAGTATTAGTGTTTGCTGTTAGCGACACTGAGTTCGTGCCAGTAAACTGAGTGTACTGCATCTGAATGATACCGCCTTGAGGCA